TTTCCGTCTATAATTCGATACACTGTCGCACCAGATCCAACTAAAACATCATATACATATCTACCTGCTTTAACACTTCTAGTATCAGTTGAACCTAAAGATACCGTCAGTCCATATCCACTTGATGCTGTCGTATCAATACCAACTGTAAAAGTAGCTGCAGGAAAGGCAGTTGATCCAATCGCTGTGCTTTTTGTCATTTGAGATGATCCTGTCCAACCTGTTGTTGTACCGATACCAACTGAATTTGTAGTAGAAAAATTAAATCCCGTATTTGCTGTATCAACGATATTAAACTTCGCATTAAAATCAGCACCAACATTCATGATTAAGTCACATGAATATGCTGCTCCAGATTCTGGATCAAATGTGATTTTTTTAGTTGTCATTTACTAAACTCCTCAACATATCTTTGATTTCAGTAATTTCATTTCTGAGAGTTGATATGTCTCTCTCAAGATTATCAACTTTATTGGATTCATTTTGTTTGAATTTACGACGAGAAAGATACTGATCATATTCAGATTTATTTGTATTGATAATACAATTTGATTCAGTATTTCTAACCAGATGGTTATTGTTTTTTACTTTAATGTAAGACATTATGCTAGAGCGATAACTTTTAGGTTTGAAACTCTCGGAACATAAGCTTGATTTGTTGATGTCATTACGAATTTAATTCTGAATGATTTAAATGATGGTAAATCGTTAACGCTAAATGTCATTTCCTTAAATTGTAAATCTTTAGTTACAAATCCACTGGCCTCTGATGGAGGAGTGAATACATCAGTTCTTCCATCACTCTTATCGATTGATATAATTTGTCCTTTTTCATTTAGATTATCAAATCCGGGGAAAGGTACAAATATTGGATCAAATCCTTGATTTTCACTGATTGCATAGAAAGCTCTAATATCGGTATACTCATTACTATGAGCATCAAGTATTATCCTTAAAGAAGTTGCTGAAGTTTCTAATGTATTTTCTTTAGAAACATATTGGAATGCTGAAGGATCATTTTCTAAACTATCAACACGATTATCAGTTGTAAAATCTGAAATAAGTTTATCAACTCTATTCGATGTTAGAATTGCACTTATCCTCTCTGTGTCAACAGTAGGAGATAATCGGGAATCATTTGAAGTGAAATTCAATTTCATATTAAATGATCGATCACCCGAAAGAACTGTTATTGAAGAATTATTTGTTTCATTGACTCTTGATGCAATAATTCTAGGTGAATTTAAATAGTTTATTTTGTTTATACCAACCGATTCAACTGATTGAACAACAAACGGTGTATCAGAACCTTGACCAGAACCAGTATTTACACTTGATCCACTCACGGTTTTTATTTCCGCAGATAAAGATGTTCCAGAAACAGTTGTATTTTGAATCATTGGCGTAATCACTTCAAAAGGCATATTCTGTGTTGCATGAATTACTGTTCCACCATCTGATTTTGTTTCCTTTAATTTTAATAAAGGATAACTTTCAGCACTTGTTCTTCCAATTCCATTCGCACCCATGTCTAATTTTATTTTATAGGAATCCAAAGTAATTGGATTTGAATCAGTTACGTTAGCTAAATTATGTGTTAAATTAATTCTACGTAATGATACTCCACCAAATTCATATTTTGAAACTAGATCGCCAGTTACATAATTTTGACCAAGAGTTGAATCTTGTTGTCTTGTGATACCTGTAAGTGTATCTCCTGAGAATCCGGTGTATTTAATTATTTCATTTTTTATTTTTAGATAGCCTGGATTGGTAGCAGCGACTCCGACATTTTCAAAAGTTGAAAACTCACTTGTGCTTGCAACTGATATATTTGCAGTAGAGTCATTATTATATGGAGCCGTTAATTTAGTTGTAGGGACATCACTTTCAACACCTGATATTGTAACTCTGTTTATTTGGTGATGCATACCATGATTCTTATGATTTACAACAATATGCAATCCATCAGATACTGTTGTAATACCACTTGCTGGAATGAACGCACCTATTTCACCACCATTACCAGTTACAGCACTTGTTACACCAACAGTTGATGCTGCGTACATGAGAGTTGCTCCAGCACCAACATTAAATCCACCTTGAACATTATCAAGAATTAATTCACTTGTGCTACCAATAGATGCAACAGTTAATCTTGCATTAATACCTAAACTGGTTGTGATACCTAAAACATCACCAACAGAGTATCCTGCACCACCAGCAGTTATGGTTGCTGATACAACAGATCCGACATTATATACCACAGTTGCTTGTGCATCCCGACCACTACCTGTCACGGTTGTGAGAGCTACACCTGTAACAGTTTGTCCACTACCGCCAGCGGTTCCATTTGCTGGAGTATATCCTAAACCAACTCTTGAAACGGTCAATGATCCAGTTGCAATACCTGCAGTCGAAACTAATTTACCAGTTGCATTTGATCCCTGTTGAGATATTGTATTACCAATCTGAGCATGTACTCCTGCACCAAATGCAGATGACAAACCAACTCTTATTTTATTTGTTGTAAGATTTAAGGAATTTGGTAATAATTTTGGAATTTGTGCATTACCTTCACTTAAAATAGGGTTGTAAATTTCGACTGATCCTAAGCTTGTAAAGTCTGCTCTATTGAGAATAAACTTAAGATCTTCCCACTGACTGGGTTCCCATGTTGAAGCATTTTGTGATTTAAATAATGATCCTAATGTTGGTTGGTTAGATACAAACTCATCAGTAATTAAATCATTTTCACCAATTCTTGAAATGAATACCCTATACTTTGCTGATGATGATAACATGCAAATTGCATATTCAGTTCCGGGTGACAAATAGACGGGTGCTTTAAAAGTAAACTTTGTTGCAACGGATCCATTTGTTGATGTTGTAATTTGATCTGGATTTAAATTTATTTGTGAAAATGGTAGAACTTTTTGAGTTGGTGTTCCTAGTTCAACACTTCTTATATCAAGTTGAACGGGAATATTACTATCATCTACCGTTTCAAAATAAACTTCGCAACTTGTTGCGAATATACCAGTTGAGTCTGGAACATAAAATGTTTGTGCTAAAGGATCATCATCAAAATCAGGTAATACTTCAATAACCTCAGTCGTTGTTGCTGAACCTGATAATTCTCTTGCTGATCTACTTCCAGAAACATCTAGTGTTTGAACACTAGCATTTCTTAATGAAATAATATTTTCTTGAACAGTTTCTAATGAACCAGCAGAATCAAAAACCTCTTGAGCAGTTGTTGATGCATCACTTAAATTATTTTGATCATTATCAATCAATACAAACGTTCTTTTTCCTGTCTCAAATGTAGGATTGGAAGATATATTAGGGTTTGGTATGAATAAACTACCAAGAACTGATGCTGCATAATCCGATATCAATCTAAGATTAGTAATTTCAGCCTCTGCACCTGATGTTCCACCTTTTAATATCATACCAGTTTCAACTCTACCAAAGAAATCTCCTTGTGCTTGTTCGGCAAGTGAATCTAAATCTACATTTAATGTAGTTGATGTTGAGGAATATGATGAAGGTATTACTGATGCACTACCACCACCGGCAAGTTGAACTGTTCCGGGTGTTCCGGAGTAAGTTTCTAGGGATGTGGATGCTGTTTGAGTTGTATATGGATTTTTAGCATATATTCTTGTTGGTGCATTGAATGGCCCTTCTTTATGATTAGATACCGCAACTTTAAATTTAATTATAGAAGGATCTACTGAATTGGTGGAAAATACTTCACCGGTCACAGTCTCTCCGACTTGAAATACACCAGATCTCATTGATATTTCCAAAAGTTTTGGAACACAATATTTGGTCATATTGATACCATCAAAGAATGAATATAACCTAGCTTGTGGTTTAAAACCACTACCATCAAAAGTAATATTTCTAGAACGCATTCTTGGTATGACTTCAGTAGATACAGTTCTATCACCATCAGACACTTGATCAAATTGTTCAGTAATTAATTGTCTTGATCCACTTCTTGTTGATGTTCCTGTTCTAAAATTATTAATTGTCGTATCTTGAACAATAACACGATCAGCATTTATACCATGACGAAATCCCGCTTCCTCTCTGCGATTTCCTGTAGTTGATTGCGTATCAGTGCCAGTCCATACAGTTTGCCATCCACCCCATATAGTGCTAGTTAATCCAGTTTGTGGATCAAATCCACCAAATGATCTTTCTGCTTCAGCAACCGTTGCAGCAAAATTACCCTCTCTCTGAATAATCTTTGGTTCAAGTCTTACAGTATCAACCCAAGTATCAGATGCTGGTGTTAAATCGAGAGATGCTTGCCAGAAATTAAGCAGGAATGGTGTTACACTCTCTGAACGAGTTCCAAATGATTGTGTAAGATATGGAGTTTCATCATAATCAAGTGTAATTACATTACCAGTTTTCTTTATATTTGTGCCTTCAGGATCAGCACCATTGAAAATAGTATTCTGTCCCTCTACAGGGCCAACTTGCAAATCAATTAAATTACAATAATGAGATGCTCTTAACTCTTTTTGTGTTAAATCAACACTATTCTTAACTGATATTCCAGTTTCTTGTGGCAATAATGTTGTAAAATTATCAACAAAGAAACCTGATTTAAATTTATTCAATCCGTTTTCGTCAGATACAAATAAATTTGATGTCTCAGTTTCTAAAAGAGATAATGTAGTATAGTATTCTAAATTTTGTATTCTCTCTTCAAGTTTACGAATATCTTGCATTCGATATCTTTTGTGTTTCAAAAAAGATAATGAGGCATCTGAAACATCATAAAGATATGGTGGTAAATTTATTTCTGCTATTTCTAAAGAATCATCTATTGCTACAGGTTTATCTGGATCTTCACTTGGAGATCCTTTTGATATGGATAAGTTTCCATACTTAGTCAAATAAATTTTATCGATTCTGCCGAGATAGAATGAATAATCTAAAATAATAGACTCATCAGATGCTAAGACATTAGCTGCTGAATTACCTGATCCATCAAACGATCTTCCAAAAAATTCTAAAGGAGAGCGACTACTCTCTGAAACAGAGTAGTTTGAAACTCTTGGTCTTATATCAATCAAATCAGTATTTCTTATTTCATTAATGCTTTGTATATCCTTTGAATAATCAAAATCATTATAAGAATTTTTTATTGTAATATCACCCTCATCAGTTGATTCAAAATATCCATTTGTAAAATAAACTTTTAATTTTTTTGTAGGAGCAGTTTTATCACTTATTCTCTGAATAAATCCAAAATCATAGATTGTAGATTTTTGTCCTGTGTTAAATTTATAACTTTGAGTTATATTTTTACTTGGATTATCTAATGTATTTACTATGGCTTGAATATTTGATTCTTCAAAATTTACTGATTCACCCTCTCTAAAATCAACATCATTCAGTAATACAAATGATATTTGAGAGTCTGATAAAGTCTCAGCATAAACTGCAACCGCACCAGACGATACACCTTTTATTTTTTCACCTATTATCAAATCAGTGGTTTTACCAGCAGGACTATCAATTGATGATAGTGTCATTTTTGGTGCTGAAGGGTCATCTGTTGATAGAGATTCAAAAATACCTAGAACATCTAACACATCTGGGGTGTTAAGAGATATTTTTTCATCTTGAACACGAGTTCCAAAAGGATAACTTCCAGATGTTAATCCATCATTCAAGGTTGTGCCACCTGTTCCAGATCCAGTTTGACTTGATTTATCAATAAGTTGTGTATTTACTCTCTCTTTTCTCTTTATTTTTGCTGTCGGTTTTGTTTTAGCAAGAGTTGCAACTAAAGTGGCATCTTGATTTGAACTTAAATCTGCACCAATATTACTTATTTGAAGAGTAGCATTTCCAGAAGTGAATGTAAATTTATCAGAGGTTAATGTTTCTTGTGTTCCATCTTTTCTTATTAAAGAATATCTTTCCTCATCAAAAGGTAAAAATGTTTCGTTTGTTCCAGCGGTTACAACTGAACTTAGTTGATTAGCTGAGTGACCAATAGTAACATCAAATGTTTTCCTTATATTTAAAGTTGCCGATGATATATCAACATCTGAAATATTTTCTTTTGGCATTCTTGTAAACAAAGCATTATCAAATGATTTTTCAAAAGGTGTAGTAACAAGTGTAAGATCAGGAACTTCTAAAGATGAACCCTGTGTAGCAAATAGAGCACCTTCTGTAACTCCAGTTACAGTAGCTACACCAGTTACAAGAATATCATTAGCATTAACTTGTGTGATTCTTACTAAAGATTTCAAATTATTTCCCAATCCACCAAATTTAAGAATATTACCAACTTTTAATTTTCCGGGAAACTGTTCATTTCCACTTGTTATTGTACTGATTGAAACACTGCTTGCGTCTGTTCCAACACCAGTCATATTTGCAGATCCAAAAATAAACTGATCTGCTTGAACTACATCACTTACAAAACTTTTTGCAGATCCAACATTACCCAAATCAGGGCCTGCGTATAAAGATTTAACGTCTGCCATTCCAAAAGATGTAACAGCAAGAGCTATCCTACTATTTTCCTCTCCATTAATTATGATTGGTTCGTTGGGAACTAATTCCCCAGACTTATCATATAATGTTAATGAAGTTGTATTACTTGCACTTGATCTTAAAAATCCAGTCGCACCACTAAATTTTCCTTTTATGAATGCAGGAGTTGCCTGTGTGATTGCTTGATTTAAAGTTACTTTACTAAATGTTTGTACATCAAACAATGAAATATCATATTCATTTACATTTGAGTTAGTTGCACTATATGATCCAGACTCTAAAGCAAAATCATAAACTCTAGCAACTCCTATCTCCTCTCCAGATATGTTTGCTGCTCCGGGTAATCCGTTTGATCTTTGATCTCTTAAACTAACTATGAAAGTATTTCCAATACCCACCTCTGGTGATCCTGTTTGATTATTTAATCTTAAAGTTCCACCTGTATTGTAATTAACTCTTTGACTTTTTAGTGTTTTAGTAGTTCTTGGTTTTTCTACATCAAGGAAATTAGAAGATATTGTTTCTATTTCATATCCTTTAACAAAGGCTTTACCAGCAGAGACTTGAAATAAAGCAAGATCATCACTTGCTATTAATCCTTGCTCAGTTGATTGTCCATCACCATACACACCATTATTACCGATATTATCATTTAAAGATTCTCTTACTGATACTGAAAATGGTTTGACAGTATAATTACCAGATTCAGCAAATGTTCTTCTTGCTAATTCGTCATTTAAGATATTATAATCTGATGTTGTAGGTCTTGTTCTTAATACTCCACTTCTTACTGATGCTAATTCTACAAAATCATCATCATTTAAATCATCAATACCTTTGAAAAATAATGAACAAGATATTTTAAGACGATCTGCTCCCGGTGCTGCAAAATTATTAAATCCTTTTGAGTTATCTGTGAGTGAGGAATCTTCATCAGAATTGATTGTTTCCTCTAATACTCTAAGACCTATTCTACCTGTTGGAGTGTTTGAGTATTGATCTAGTAGGATAGTTTGAGTTGGAACATTTACAAAAGTTCCTCTTACAAAATAAATACCCTCTGATATTGAAAATGATGATCCTTTTGATGTGGCATTTGTTGATATTGCACCAGCAAAAGACTCACCGCTTGGTATGAATGTGCTATTTTCAGGGCCTGACACTATATCAATATTTGCTGCCAATAACTCTCCATTTTGAATTACTGAATTTTCATTACCTAAACTAGAGGAATCATATCTGATGTACAATGTAAGATTATCTCTGACAGAATCTGTTGAGTCTAATATCTTTATAATTGTCGCTGACACACCTGATGTTAATCCAACAATTTTACGATTGAGTAACTGATCAATATATGATTTAACTGTGACTCCCAAATATTCATTGTTTATTTCTACGCATGCAAAATTACTATCATAACTTGTATTTCCGGGTATTACCTTTGCACCTTCTTTAAATATATGTTGACCAAATTTTGCAATCTGATCTTGTAATATAGATTGTAAACCTGTTAATTCTCTTGCTTGAACCGGTAATCCGGGTTTAAACAGAACCTTATGATAGTTATCATCTGCATTAAAATCGTCAAAATACGGCGATACATTTAGATTGGTTGATTGTGCCATGAGTGATTAGAATTGCAGTATGACTTTAATATCTTCTTTCTGATTAGAAGAACGGGTGATGGCTGGTCGATGATCAGCGTAAATTATATTACCAGAGTATTTTTTAACTTCTGGGTTTGATACACCATTAGTAAATGTTTGACCAAGATAGTATGTTTTATTATTTATTGAGGTCGATAGACCGCTAAATGAAGTATGAATCGCTAAAGTATTTGATCCATCGTCTGGAACTATACTAAAACTTCCACCATCCGATATATCAGCAGTGAAACGATCAAGATTAAAACCATGAATTGGTGCGGTAGTTCCAACACCAACTGTGGTAAATCCAGCCATGGTTCGATCTTGCCAATACTTTAATACTCCTGTTGTTTGGTCATAACCAAGAACTTTACCAATTGCTGTTACACCTGTTCCAATAGTTTGTTTAATTATTGAATCAGCAGTAAAAGTTGCATTACTATACCCAGTTCCAACTAATCTTAAAGCATAAGCCGCACTCGCTTTATCCAAAGATAATAATGCGGTTGATCCAAATGATTGGGGGTTTTCAATAATACCTATTCTTGAAATTTCGTTACCAGTTATAAAATCAGGATTCTCAGGATCATTTTCAATTCGAGAATAAATTAAAGCATTCGATGCACCCAACTCTTTATAAATGTCTTTACCATGTCCACCTGAAGGGGGTATGATTACATCAAGTTGGGGATATGAATCAGGTCTTGGTAATCCACCAGCAACAATATCAACAGTTCCAAATGTGTATCCAGATCCTTGATTAGTTACATCTACGGATCCAATTTGCTGATCTGCGTTTACAGTTACAGTGCACTCTGCATCACTACCATCACCTTTAATCGGAACTCTTGTATAAGTTCTATTTGCAGTGCCTAAACCAACACCACGATTTTGTATAACAACAACTTTGATACCACCATCAACTGCATTATCTCTTACAGCGGAGTTATCAGTTCCTGTTGACCAATCAGATGGAACTGGCATGTATTCAGTTGAATCAAATTTTACGAGTTCAGACGGTTTTACTGTATAAAGATATTTCCAAATATACCCATCACCACTTGATCCTGCAGCCTTTGGTTCTAAATCTGTGAATGTTGGTTCATCAAGAGATGGTTTTCCATCAGGATTCTCTGGAGATGTACCATTCTCTAAACAAATATAGACTCTAAAATCAGTATTAATCACATAATAAGTTGCATTATACAATCCAGTGCCTTGTCCATTCTTTGGTGGATTGTTTATACTATAATCTGGTCTGTAATAGTCATATGTTGTACCAGAAGTCCAACTATTTTTTCTTACTACTTGTTTTACATCACTCGCTGTTACCTTTTTTAAGGCAATCATTGTATCATAATAATCATTTTGATTGTTTAAATTATCAATTGGCGCAGGGGGATTATTATTCCATGTTGCTTGTATTTTTGTCGGCTCAGTTAAACCAACAAAAGTATAATAAGAATTAGAAGATGAAGACACGCCAGCTACAAAATTCTTCGCATTTAATATTCTTAT